CTTTTTGACAAGAACGAGCATCGTTTGAGCGAGTACGGAGCATTCAATTTCTTCGTTCAGCAGAGCAGGACGAACCCACTCCTTACAAGCGAGATGCGTAGTAAGGCGGTTGCATCTATGGGTAAGACCCTTCAGATGCCCGTAATCAACTATGACGGAGGTATAACCGTTAGCAATGTGCGTAACTGCACAATCGCTGACGCAGAGAACACCTCCCAGTTCGTTGGCGTTACTTTCGCCACCTATTCCGTAGGTTTCACTATGGTAAAGGCAGCATACGCCAACAATGAGATTGACTATATGAAAGACCTTGAGAGGAAGTACCTCAAGTGCGCCCGTGTCCTCGGTGCTGCCCTTGATAGTGCTGCCATTTCCGCCCTTGATGCAAACAAGAGCAAGGTCTTTGCGGACACTCTCATCTACACCGAGAATGCCGACACTATCGTTGTGCCGTTTACCTCCCGTGAGGACATCCTTTCCGACATTGAGCCAATGATGACCGCCAATGACTTCTACGGTTCAGTTCACATCATCGGTAATGCAGGAGTGCGTAGCCTTCTGAACAAACTTGCCGAGAAAGGTACGAACAACATCGTGGACAAGTCAATGGAGTGGGCAGGAAAGTATTTCCACTTCTCAAATCGTATTTCCAACGACAGTGGTGTTTATGCTACCTTCTATGCCGTTGAGGACGGAAATGTGGACATCCTTTTCCGCTATGACCGTGAAGCCGTGCTTGGCACGAAATCTATGGTAGGTCACGAGTGGGATGTCGTGACAATGCCTTATCTTGACATTCCGGTAGGTCTGCACTACTATCAGTCAGTAGGAGACCAGTCTGAAATCGCAGGTGCTGCCACCACTGACCTCACTTGTGCGATGAAGGAGCATTTCGGTTTCTCCGTTGATGTCGCTTTCGTAGTGGCATACAACTCCGCACCGGAGACAAGGGCAAACCCTATCATCCAGGCGGAAATCAAAGGTGGAGATACCTATGCTGCGCCAGTGCATGTAGTGAACTCCGAAACAAACCCAATACCTACCAAAGCCGTTGAAGCATAAGTAGGCAAGTGTAATGAAAAGGAGGTGGAGGTTGGACTATTCACCTCCTTTTTTTATTATCTTTGAGCATTATGATACGGATAAAAGAAATACTTGATGCTTTTTCCAGCCTTGTAGGTTGGGAGGGCGTTCCCGAACTTGAAACATCGGATAGTGGGTTGTACTTTCAAGAAGCGCATCCTCTCCTTACTCTCCGAGCATTGAGGGGCGTAATGCCCAAAGATTTGGCAGACAATTATCCTGCCTACGATGCGGAAAAGACCTATTCCAAAGGGGAGAGGGCAAACTATGCGGGTACAATCTATGAGAGCCTCGCAGATAACAATGTAGATGGCGTAGAAACGGCTTCTTGGAAGAAGATAGACCTCTTTGTGGAGTACCTGAAAGGAATGACCATAAGGGGCATAAAAAAGGCTATTACACGCTTTATGCAGGACAAGATTGTGGGAATGGAGAGCCGTAATCTTGTGGACAAGCGGACACTCTTTGACGGGGCAGGAAGAAAGGAGGCGCAAGTGCCGAACACGGGCAAACTTGTGGGATTTGAGATTACCCCGATAAGGGACAACGGCATCACTACCGTTCTTGACAAGGTGGGGTTGCAGTTCTATGGTAACATCGGGAAAGTGAAACTCTACCTTTTCCATTCCTCGCAGATTGAACCGCTTGAAAGCATTGAGGTGGAGTACACTGGAAACGGTGGCTTTATGTGGTTTGACCTCGGTTGGACTTTGCCGTATGTGAGCGAGAAAATCAATGCAGGTGGCAGTTGGTATATCGTATATGAGCAGGACAAACTTGCTCCTTATATGCAGGCAATCAATTTCGGCAGGGATTGGAGCAAAGAGCCTTGCGGTACTTGCAACAAGGGGGATGTCCAGTTGTTCCGAATGATGTCAAAGTACATCAGCCTTTCTCCGTTCTATGTCGCTATTGACGATTGGGACGGAAAGTTATGGGACATATCCTCGAACATCTACACCTATGGCAACAACTATGGACTGAACTTTATGCTTACTATGGCTTGCGACATCACGGAAGCGGTGCTTGCAGAAAAGGCGCAGTTTGCCAATGTCATCCAGTTGCAGGTAGCAACGGAAGCATTGAGGACACTTGCCCTCAATCCGGATGTATCGGTCAATAGGGTGCAGTCCAATGCCGAAAGGGAGAAGATTTTGTTTGAGTTGATGGGTAACGGCATGGGCATAAGGGGGATGAACGGAGATTTGGAAAAGGCTTATAAGGCACTTTCCATTGATACGAAAGGACTTGACCCTATATGTCTTGGATGCCACAACAAAGGCGTAAGGTACGGTTCAATATGAAACTTGACGAACTCATAAACAAGGTAGATGACATTGCGGTCAATAGTGGGGCATTAGCCACTCTTGACTTCTTTGAACTTGCCCAAATGTTCTTCAAGCAGGATAATGTCAAAAAGAATATACTTGACCTCAATAGGGATAGGCTTTACGTTGAAAGTACAAACAATAACGGCTTATATCTTCCCCCATACGCAGAAAAGACCGCAAAGCATAAAAAGCGTATAGGATTACCCCACAATCGGTACACTTACTATGAAACTGGGGCAACCCACGAGAGTCTTGAATTGTTCGTCTTTGATGATTTTGCTATGGTTGGACTTGGGGAGGATGCTCCAGAGTATGCTTTTTTGCTTGATGAGAGTGCTTGGGGCATTACTGACGAGCAGTATGACGAAGAAGTCCGAGACACCTTGCTTGAGTTCGTGCAGGATAAACTTAAAGATTATTTGACAAATGGCTAAAATCTACAAAAAGAGCAATCCGAAACTCTTTGACAAGGCAGTTTCGGGCATACAAGACAAACTTGCGGAGGGTTTGCCGTGGTTGGATAGGGTCTATGGGATATGCGAGACCATAACCGACACAAAGAATGGGCAGAAGTTCGTTTCCGCCAACCGATATGTCGGAAAGGGGCAGTATGAGCAGGTTATGCCGTGCGAGGAACTGGGAAACTTTTGTTTCTTCTCCCTCAAAGACCCCCAAGAGACAATCCCTTCGGACAGAAATCGCATAAAATGCCCTTTTTCGCTCATTTTTTGGTTCGACATGAGGAAAGTATCACTTCCGACTGATGAACGCAATACAGAGCAGATTAAAGACCAAATTTTGGGTATTTTGAATGAGTTGCACAATCCGTATCTTACCATTACCCGAATTTATGAGAAATGGCAGAATGTTTTTTCGGAATACACCTACGACATCGTGGCAAATCACTACCTTATGTCTCCGTTTGCCGGAATAAGGATTGAGGGTTACATAGAAGCGAGGGTTTCCTGCATAAAATAAGAGAGAAATGAGTTATTGTCCTACAAATTTACCACCGATACCGAATATGACCTGCGGTATCCGATACGGGCAGGTTCAGAAGGTTGCCTTTACGAGAGTGGGCAATCTTTTCAGCAATGCCAACCCGATAACCGACCTTGCTTCTTGGACTGCGTTCCTTGCTGCGGAGGATAGCACGAAGATAGTTGTTACTCCCTATGTGGAAGCACCTACAATGGAAGGAGGGGATGAGAAAACCTTTGGAGGTGGAAACACCACCCTTGACGGAATTATTATGGTGCTTGGTTCGCAGCCAATCCGGATGAGTTTCGCCCTGCGTAACTATCCCCAAACAATCATATCTGCACTCAAAGTCTTAACGAAGATAAAGGATTTGGGGGTTTTCCTTTTCAATGACAATGGCGGTATTATCTGCCTGCAAGAAGGCGGAACATACCTGCCTATTCCTATCCGAGCATTGTTTGTCGGAGACCTCATTTTGAGTGGCAGGACACAACCCGATAGGAACACGATGAAGTTCTCATTTAAGAGCAACTATTCCGACAAATTGGTGGTTGTCAAACCCGATTTCAGTCCCATAAATGACCTTGCCAACATAGATGTACATATCGGGGACGGTTCATTCTCGTTGGCATTCAATCCAAGTTACGATATATGATAGAGTTTGTATGTTGGGTGCTTTTGGTGGCACTTTTGGTAATGTTCCTCCGGACATTGGCAATAAAATGGGGTATTTTGGAGTATTTGCAGGTCAATGCTCCGAATGAGTTTCTGCACAAATTGTTCACTTGTGATTTTTGCCAGTCCTTTTGGATTGGAATGGCAATATCCGTGCTTTTGGCTATCTTTGTGCATTGGTATTTGATATTTGTTCCATTCTTTTCCGCCCCAATTAGATGGTAAAAATGTCACAAACTATCGCAATTTACAATTACCTTTCGTACCTTTGTATGCAGATAAATGTATTAAAAGGTATGAAAGAGTTATGGAAATCCGTTGTTGGCTTTGAGGACTTATACAAAGTAAGCAACACTGGGAAAGTAATTGCATTAGCAAAAGACATTAAAAGAGGAAAGGGTTATTGTACGGTTATACATCAGCCCGAAATGGAACTGACACCCACCATTGATAAGTGGGGGTATCGGGTAGTAAGCCTTTGGCGGAATGGGAAATATGTACGGAAGAAAGTACATAGACTTGTCGCAGAGAACTTTCTTCCCAATCCCAATGGTATGAAATACATAAACCATAAGGATGAAGATAAGGGAAATAATATTGTTACAAATCTCGAATGGTGTACAGCCGCATATAACAACACCTATGGCACTCGGGTGGAACGAATGCGCAGGAGCAAATATAAGCCAATAGAGCAATACACAAAAGACGGAATCTTTGTCGCAAGATATGAAAGCCTTATGATGGCAGAATCATCAACTGGCATAAAGGCTACAAACATATCAAGATGTGCAAAGGGTAATGTCTATGGTTTTAAGACCGCAGGAGGGTATAAATGGAGGTTCGGCAATGATTGTTAAGGAGATAAATAAGCATAAAGTAGTCTTCTACGATAGTGTGGAAGATTTGCCTATCGTGCAGTTCCATAGGTATTCAAAAATCGTTCTGATTGAAAGCGGTATCGGGGACACCATTCAAGATATAGATAGGCACATCACAAGGGTGATGAATTTCTTGGGAGACACAAAGAAAGCATACCAAGAATTGCTTAACTTACGGCAGTGCATCTATATGGTTGCATCAGAGCAGGACATACATCATAAGGCTACATTGTGCCTTATCAAGCAGGTGGACGGAAAGGACTGGACTGACTTCTCCGATAGTGGCTTGGAGACCTTGTACCGCCTTGTGAACGGCGCATCCGTAAGGGAAATGGAAGAACTTGCAGAAAAGGTGCGAAATGCGAT